GGTGTACGTGGCGGAAGTGCTACAACACATTTTCCTTTTTGGCATCAAGAGATTGAAGACATCCTTGTACTAAAGAACAACAAAGGAACAGAAGACAATCGTGTACGTAAGTTAGATTATTCTATTCAGCTTAATAAAACTATGTATGAAAGATTGTTAACCAGCGGCAATATAAGTCTTTTCTCGCCACATGATGTGCCAGGATTATATGAAGCATACTTTGGCGACCCTGCAGAATTTCAAGAGCTATACGAAATGTATGAGCGTAAAACAAGTATTAAGAAAAAAGTTATTCCTGCTATGGAATTGTTTTCAGCATTAATTAAAGAACGTGCTGAAACAGGACGTATCTATATTATGAATGTTGATCATTGTAATACACACAGTTCATTCAAAGATAAAGTTTATATGAGTAACTTGTGTCAAGAGATTACACTACCTACAAAGCCGTTGAATCATATTGATGATGAGAACGGAGAAATTGCATTATGTATCCTAAGTGCTATTAACGTAGGAGTACTAAAAGATTTAGATGACTTAGAAGAACTATGTGATCTTGCAGTAAGAGCTTTAGAAGAAATTATTGACTACCAAAAGTATCCTATTAAAGCGGCTGAGATTAGCACTAAAGCAAGACGTAGTTTAGGAGTAGGTTACATTGGACTTGCACACTATCTTGCCAAACATCAGTTAGCATACAATCACAAAAGAGCTTGGAAGAAAGTACATGAACTTACAGAAGCATTCCAATATTATCTTTTAAAAGCATCAAACAAACTCGCAGAAGAACGCGGAGCATGTGATTACTTTGGACAAACTAAATATAGTGATGGCATACTGCCAATCGATACTTACAAAAAAGAAGTTGATGAACTAGGAGACTTTAAGTTAAAATATGATTGGGATTCTTTACGCAAGGACATACGACAGCACGGTTTACGGCACAGCACATTGTCCGCACAAATGCCTTCAGAGAGCAGTTCCGTTGTGTCGAACGCAACAAATGGAATTGAACCACCTAGAGGCTACTTGTCCGTTAAGAAAAGTAAAAAAGGGCCTCTTAAACAAGTTGTTCCGCAGTATACTACCTTAAAGCAACACTATACACTATTATGGGATATGCCTAGTAACGAAGGTTATATTAATATTGTTGCAGTAATGCAAAAGTTCTTTGATCAAGCAATTAGTGGTAACTGGAGTTACAATCCTACACACTTCGAAAACAATGAAGTGCCTATGAGCGTAATGATTGGTGATTTGCTTAATACGTATAAGTACGGATGGAAAACATCATACTACCAAAACACTTATGATTATAAAACAGATGGTGATATGGCAGATGAAGTTAAACAACAACCGCTTGCTAGAGAAGAATTTGCAGGTTCAGATGAAGAGTATGAGGAGCATTGTGAGGCATGTGCAATTTAGAGGTTGACATGCTTTTATAATGACGTTATAATAGAAAGAGTTATGAGACAAGAGGTAACAAATGGCAAAGACAGTATTTAATCAAGAAAAAGTAGACTTTACAAAGAGCACCATGTTCTTTGGACCCGATCAAAACACACAGAGATATGATGTGTTTAAGTTCCCTGAATTTGATAAACTTAACCAAACAATGCTTGGTTATTTTTGGAGGCCTGAAGAAGTTAGTTTGCAAAAGGACAGAGCAGACTTTGCTGACTTCAGACCAGAACAGAAACATATTTTTACAAGTAACCTAAAGTATCAAACATTACTTGATAGTGTACAAGGGCGTGGTCCTAGTTTGGCTTTCTTGCCACACGTATCACTTCCTGAACTAGAAGGTTGTATTGTTACTTGGGACTTCTTTGAAACTATTCATTCACGTTCATATACACATATTATGAAAAACGTGTATGCAGATCCTAGTGAAGTATTTGATACTATCCTAGATGACAAAGAAATTCTTAAACGTGCAACGGCAGTTACTAAAAACTACGATGCGTTTACAGAAGCGGCGGATGCCTTTATCCATCGCAAGGAAGGCAACATGCGTGATGTTAAGAAGAAACTATTCTTAGCAATGCACAATGTTAATATCCTAGAAGGACTACGTTTTTATGTTTCCTTCGCTTGCACATTTGCCTTTGCTGAATCAAAAGTAATGGAAGGCAGTGCAAAGATTATTTCGTTAATTGCAAGAGACGAAGCAACACACTTGAACCTATCAACTTCTATTCTTAAGAACTGGATCAAAGGACTTGACGACAAAGAGTTCCAATCTATTGCGAAAGAATGTGAAGAAGAAGTATTAGATATGTGGCGTACTTGTGTTGATGAAGAAAAGGCGTGGGCAGACTATTTGTTTAAGGATGGTGCTATCATCGGACTTAACGAAGAACTGTTGTATCATTATGTAGAATACATTGCTAACCGCAGATTAAAAGCATTAGGTTATAAACCAATCTATGATCGTCCACTTAATAATAACCCACTTCCTTGGACACAACATTGGTTGAGTTCGTCAGGATTGCAAGTGGCTCCACAAGAGACTGAAGTAGAGTCATACATTATTGGCGGCATCAAGCAAGATGTAGACAAGGATTCACTAAAAGGATTTAGTCTATGATGCAAGAAGTAGTAATCTATAGCAAACCACATTGTCCTTCATGCGTGAAGGCAAAGGCTGTATTTGATAAAATGCAAATCGAATACAAAACATTTACACTTGGCACTGACATTCAGCCAAGCGAACTAATGGCACTCTTTGAAGAAAAAGGATTGCCAGCACCAAGAACTGCTCCACAAGTTTTTATAGGTGATCAACATATAGGAGGGTACGAACAACTACTTTCTTATATTGATTCAACAGGATGGAATGGAACAGGGGAGAGCTTAGGATAATATGTTATTAGAAACAAGTTATAAAGAAGGCGATACAATTAGTTTTAAAACTGTTGCAGGTGAAGAAGTTATTTGTCGCTTAATTAAAAAAGAAAAAGATTCAATGAAAGTTAAGAAGCCAATGGCTCTTACAGGAACTAAAGAAGGAATTGGCATGGTGCCATTTACTTTTACGGTAGGTCGAGATAGTGAACTAGATATTAATCTACAAACTGTCGTTTTTATTGCTAAGACTGAAAAAGGAATGGCGGACCAATACATTGAATCAACAACCGGCATAAAGATTAACTAACAAAGAAGGAGATAAAGATGTCATCAATTCACGAACAAATCGTTGCACAGTACGAAGCGTACCTTGCAGAGAACGAAAAATTTGAAGGCGGTACTAAAGCGGCCGCGGCTAGAGCAAGAAAAGCTCTAGGTGAAATGGGTAAACTTGCAAAGGCAAAGCGAGCTGAAATCCAAGATAAAAAAAATAATATGTAATAAATACTACAGGGCGTAAGAGTTATTTTTTACGCCCTGTATACTTAATGAAGGGCAACACATGAAGCAGGGCAAATTAAAATGGTACAATCACGTAAAAGGTTACGGATTTATATCACGTGACGAAGGACAAGCAGACTTGTTCGTACACATTTCAGAGTTTCGCAAAGCAGGCGTAAAGAAGGTAGTTGAAGGCATGGTCATTGACTACGAACTAGACGACCATAACGGTAAACCCGTTGCAGTTGACATAGCAGTCATCCACACACCAGAACAGTAAAGGAAAGTCCAAAGTATGGAAGGTTTGATAATTCTATATGGACTACTTGTTAAACACGCCATTGCCGACTTGGCAATACAATCTTTAAGAAAAACTCCAGGAGATAAAAGCGACCTTAAGAGCCTTAAGGGATATATCCATGCAGGCGATCATGCAGGACTTACCTTTGTTGTAATAGCATTACTAACTAATAATTTTCTAATGTCAATCTCAATAGCATTGTTAGATTACGTACTCCATTTTATTATTGATTATGTCAAAACAAGAATAATAAAAAGATACAAATGGACAACAGACCAAAAAGCATATTGGATTACACAGGCAATAGATCAAACTTTACACTATACTTGTTATCTTTCTTACGTTCTTATCTTGACATCTATATAAAAAGAGTGTATAAATATAAACATAACGTTGAAGCAATTCAAACGCTATGCAGGACCCCGGGGCGGTACCGGGCAGGTCCACCATAAACACATTAAGCACACACTATCTAGTGTGCTTATGATGGGCCTGAAATAGGATCGACTGGTAGTTAATAGATGTTGTGGAGTTATCCGGATCTAAGCTCGGTTAACGCGAAGAAACTTTACAAATGCAAAAGCAACTGTAAACAACGGCGAATTTACTTTCGTGAACTTCGGTGCACTTAATGACTTCGCTGTCAATGAGGATTTTGCCCTAGCGGCGTAATCACTCGGGGTTGGCGACTTACCTAGCAACAGAAAAGTCGCACTTTAACTTTGTTACCTACCACTATAAATACTTCGTGCCACAAAAGCACAACACATCTAAATGGTTAGATAACTATACTTTGTAGGCAAGTACGATCTACACTTTTATATAAAAGAGGAAATATAATGAAAAAGACTTTAATAACCGCCGCTTTGGTGGCGATGTTAGGTACATCTGTTATGGCAGATGACTTCGACAATACTGCAATTAAGATGACTGCAAAAACAGATGACTATTCAATAAGCATCAAAGATAAGAAAACTGGTGCAACTGAATTTCACCTGCGTGGTGATGTAGGACCAATTGACACAACCATAAAATGGAAGCGTAATGGTGACGTAGATAATTATGCACTAAAAGGTGAAAAGAAAAACAAATTAGCAACAGGCCCATTATATGTTGGTGCTCACGCTGAATTTATGTTTGGCGATAGCTATACAACAGATACACGTACAATGGACTTAGAGCCATATATTGGTGTAGAACATGCAATGGGTAAAGTAACACCATTTGCAGAAGTTGGATACACATGGCAATCAACAACAGATAACATTGTTGATTTTGATCGTAATTCAAGTTACATTGAATTTGGTGCCAAGTATGCATTATCAGAGAAAGTAGACATGAAACTTAAGATTAAAGAAAGACGTGATGTGGACTTCAATAATCCAGGTGACATGAATGCACAGTTGGGATTAACATTCAAATTCTAAAGCAGTCTTAGAAAACTTAAAAGGTCGCCTTGTGCGGCCTTTTTTTATGGCTTTTTTTAATAAATACCTATATAACCAAGGAGGGTTATGAAGTTACATAAAACTTTTGAAGCACATGAAACACAACCAAAAAAAACAAGTATAGGAAATAATCACAGTAGAACAAAGTTTAGTTCAATGAACAAACACAAGAAACGTTCTTACAAAAAGTATAAAGGACAAGGGAGATAACAATGGAAATGTTCGTTTTAGTATTAAGTATGTGGGGTAAAACCGCAATGGGAGAATGGTTGTATATTGGAAACCAATATGCATTTAATACTCCAATGCCACAACACCAATGTGAAGAACTTATTGATAGATCAGCATGGTCGTATAACTTAACTAACGAATTTTACCGCATACAGTTTGATTGTATGCCCGAAAGTAGCGAAATCCAGGAGTAGCAAATGGCAAAAGAAACTGACGATCAAGGTAAACTAGAAGTAAGCGTTCGTATATTAGGCAACGAACTTATAGGTCTTAAAATGGTAGTAGACGATTTTAAGATGAAATGGTTAGTACTAGGAGTAGTAACTATTGTAGCATTAGGTTGGGCAGGTAGCACATTTGGTCCTGCACTATTTGATATGGTGGGCGACAATGTTAAGTAAACAATGTAAACTCCATTTAGAAGAAGTAGGTGAAACACCCTTACAACATATGAAGCATGCACTTAAGACAGCAGTTAGGTTACAACTGCTAGTGCCTGCTTTAATTATACATAGTGTTGCTCCACGTTTTTTTAAAAAGACAGCAACAAATGTAATGCAAGACATATTGGATAAAAGAAAATGATGTTTCTTTTTTGGCTTGGACTTAGTTGCATAACTATCCTAGGCCTTGGCATATATTTCAGAGAACACTTAAGACAGTACATAGGTTACTATATGATACCTTTGTGTTTGTTTGGAGCATATGCAGGATGGAATGATGACGGATGGATTATGTTATTAATGATTCCTGTCATACTTTGGAAAGTTCCGCCATTCAATAATAAAGACAAACTATTTGCTTGGGCGGCAAGCAAAGATCCTCTAGGAACTAAAAAAGCAACAGCAAAGTTCTTAGAAGGAAAAGCATGGTATTGGTGGGTAGGCTATGCACTACTGCTTTGGGCATTTGCAAGTGTAGTAGTAAGTTTAATATCAGGTGAACCAACATTAGTAATAATAGGATAAGGAGAGGGTATGTACGAATATAAATGTAAAATATTAAGAGTAGTAGACGGAGACACAGTTGATATTGATATTGACTTAGGATTCGGTATCTGGATGCATAAAGAACGTGTCCGTATGATGGGGATTGATACTCCAGAATCAAGAACAAGAGATAAAGTGGAGAAGACCTTTGGACTCGCATCAAAAGACAGACTTAAAGAACTGTTACCAATTGGATCAATACAGCACCTTAAAACAGAAATTGACAGAAGCGGAGAAGATAAAAAAGGAAAATTCGGAAGAATCCTTGGAGACTTCATTGTCGAAGATAAAAGAGCCACTGACATACTTATTGAAGAGGGACATGCTGTAGCATATTTTGGTGGATCTAAAGACGAAATTGAGATGAAACACCTAGCAAATCGCGAGAAATTACTACGTGAAGGTGTTGTTTCACGCCAAGAATATGACGAAGCAGTCGCAAAAATGAAATAATTTACCAAAATAGGTTGACTTTTGTTTAAAAGAATGTAATATGTTTATATTATGTTTAAATTAGATAAACTAGAAACAATGAAGAGAGCTCTTTTGGGCTCTTTTTTTAATACAAAGGAGACCAATATGGTAAAATCAAATACAACTGGATCTAAATATTTTAGAGTCGGATCACAGAACCAACAAATCCTAGCTAACTACTGGGGAACTGGTAAAACTTTCACATTAGAAGGTTTAAAAGATAAATTAGATATTGCTAGTCCAGGTGCTAGAATTTCTGAAATCAGAGATGCTGGTTTTAATGTTAAATCAAAAACAGCAGAAACTGGTTACCAAGGTAGACCAACACTTGAGTACACAATCTCAAGAAGAAGAGTAACTGCCTAATTAGGTTACCAAAATAGGTTGACTTTTGCGCCTACTGAGTGTATATTATACATATAATGTTAATAGGCAACAGATAGGCGCAGAAAATGACAATGAGTTTAGTACGTGGCATGACCACTCTCAACACAAAGAAACGTAAGGCAACTAAGATGACTGCCGGTAGACTAGAAAAGTTACGAAAAGATCATCGAGAACACAACAAATATATGAAACGTATCCATGCACATAGTAATGTGATGACGTTCGAAGAATACGTAGAATACGTAAGTGGCAATTTCAAACCAAAAACAAAAACATCTAACAAGGCATGGACTTATGAAGGTCCTAAGGTTCGTGAGACACAGAACATTCCTAGTAAGATTACAAAAGATAGTTTTGCACCTGCTACAAAGAAAGAAGCACTACAGTACACAGGTGAACGTAAACTTGTTGGTATTGCAATGATGCACAAGAGCAATTTAGTGCCTGTATTTGCAGATGATGATGACAAAACAGGTTCAAAACAAGCAACTGAAATAGCACAAATGAGAAGAAACTAAACTGTGCAGTTTAGTTTTTACCGATCAACTTTAAATAATTACATGAGGTACTTAATGAAATCTATAATATACTGGGTAATAGCCGTTATGAGTTTATCGACCGCTTTTGCTCAATCACAAGCCAGTACATTTCAAGATCCAGCGATTGACGAATTGTACACAGAATACAACCAGCCAGAACTATATTGTTTGGCACAAAACATTTACTTTGAAGCTAAATCAGAACCACTAGCAGGACAATATGCGGTTGCTGATGTAGTTCTTAATAGAGTTAAGGATACTCGTTATCCTAACACAATTTGCGAAGTTGTCAAAGAAGGTCCAGTTAGAGAAAGTTGGAAGACTAGACAACACAAAGACTTAGCACCAAAAGAACGTATCTATTATCCGATCAAACATCGTTGCCAATTTAGTTGGTACTGTGACGGTAAAGCCGATACTATTCGAGATAGCGATGCTTGGCGTATGGCACAAATTATTGCATATAAAATTGTACATACTGACAAGATGCGAGGTATCACAGAAGGTGCTACACATTATCATGCTGACTATGTTTCACCTAAATGGGCAAAGCAAATTCAATTAGTCGGTAGCATTTCAACACACATCTTTTATCGTTGGCATTAATTGGTAAAAAAGGTTAACCAAAATAGGTTGACCTTTTCAATTACCTATGTTATATTATATGTAACATTAACCATTAAGGCTTTTAAGGAGGCAATTTTATGGAAACGATTAATACAGTGAAAGAGTTTCTTGTTCAGGAGAAGGACAAGATTGTAGAGTATCAGACACAGTCGTGGGCTGATGCTAAAATTCAACTGGCAACTAATGCTGAACAAGTAACAGAATTGTTCAACAAAGTTGTTTCTTTCGTTAACTAAGGCTAGGAGGCAAAAATGAAAGGCATTCTCAAATCAATTGCAATACTAGGACTACTTGGCACTCTAGGTGCATGTTCAACTATGACTACTATTGCAGAACGTGACACTTATGCACAACCTAAGTGGTATGCAAACTGTGTAGAAGCAGGTGCTGAAGGTTGGTTTTGGTGGAAAAAAGAAATGGCGTATGCTTGCGGTGCAGGCGAGTCAATCTTCCAACAGGCCGCTGAAGAGCAAATGTATGCGATTGCAATGAATAACTTTGCAAAACGTATTAACAGTGAAGTCAATAGTGAAACTATTCTTGAGTTCAAAGATCAGAACGGAAATGAGAGTAGGCAAACTAGGACTAAGATTAGTTACGTTGTGAATAGCACAACTATTCGCGAGCATATTGCAAAGGAAACAGGAACATTTAAATACCAAGGTAAAATGTATACCTTTGTAAAACTCAAAATGGATAAAGAGATCTTTGATGCTCTAGTCCAGGAGGCTAAAAATGTTAAGACCGCACAACTCAACAATGGTTAGAACCGTTGTACTGTTAGGAGCAGTTCTGGCAATATCGGCCTGCTCCTCACACAACCAAAAGCCTGTCATGGCACAATTTCAACCGCAGTATTGTCATACCGATAGTCAATATACACTAAAAGATGGCAACAAAGCAAACAGTAGGGTTGATGTAAAGTGTACTGACAATCCTGAGAACAAACACTTTCTAGCATACAGTGGTATGGCTAAGACTTGTAGGGAGCATTATTATGAAATTAACCTCAATGGTAAACCTGTTAGACAACGTGGCTTCGTATGTAAGAAACTTGATGGCAGTTGGGAAATCGTTCATCATCCTTACAATTAGTATTGGATTATTATCGGCTTGCTCAGCACAAAACACATTATTGCATACTAGCGAAAGTTCGTATGCAAGTACTAAAGCAGATTACAGACCAGTAGACACAAGTGTAGGTGCTTTAATTAATTATATGTCGTGGACTATGAATCGCATGGAGCCCTACGACCAACAACAACAGGAACAAGCAGTATTCTTTGCTTTAAATAATCTACAGAACGGAGAAACTACCCGTTGGTATAACGGTAATACTGGTGCACAAGGCGCCGTACGAATTGCAATGACCTACCCACAAGGTAGTGGTTATTGTAGGGTAATTCAAAGTCAAATCTTTTATAATGGTAAACATAGAGACTTTACAGAGACCGCATGTATTAATGCAGTAGATAATTCCTGGCGTTTTATCCGATAAATATTACATTGTAGAACAGGAATAATAAATGGCATTAGGAATATTAGTTTTAATTACAGCTCTATCAATTTCGGCTGTAGCGATATATTATAGTATCGCAGGTTTGGTTGCAATTTTCGCGGCCGCGGCAGTACCCATTATGATTATGGGTGGTGTATTAGAAATTGGTAAACTTGTTACCGCAGTTTGGTTACACAAGTATTGGAGTCAGGCTAAATGGTGGCTGAAGTCTTATCTTGCCACTGCCGTAGTTGTACTCATGTTTATTACAAGCATGGGTATCTTTGGCTTCTTAAGTAAAGCTCACATCGAACAAACAAGTGCAGGCGAAGAAAGTATTGCACAAGTACAACAGATTGAAAGTGAGATAAGCAGACTTAATGCAGTTATTACCCGTGCAGATGAAAAGATTAAAAAATTAGAATCTAGCGGAACAGGTGCAGATGCTAATATACAAGCACAAATAGATAAAGAACAAGAACGTATTGACAAAGCATTTGATCGTATCAAACCTGCTATTGATCAACAGAACAAAATTATCGAAGATGCAAGAGGAACTGATGCAAATAGAACTAAACCTTATGAAGACCAATTAGCAAGTATTACTGCTGAGATCTTACGTTTAGAAACTAGTGCTAGAGAATACGAAGATAAAATTGCAACACTAGATGTTGATAACAAAAGTGTTACACCTTTACTTGCACAAATTACAAAAATAGAAGAAGAAATTATCCGTGTTACTAATCAATTAAACAGTAGTGAAGATGGACAGATTAGAGCAGGACAGGCTATCATTGGCGTAACAAGTGATGGACTATTTGGAGGCAATACTCGTAAAGCTCTTGCAAAATGGGTATCTGCACAACAAGAACGTATAAGCCAAATACAAGGTGACATTAGTAAACTTAGAGTAGATGCCAACGAAACATTAGAAAAAGAACGTGCTAGATTAGCCGAAGTAGTAAAAGACATAAGAACAGTTCAAATACCTGCACTCAAAGAACGTGAACTTGTAATGCTTGGTAAAATTGACGATGTGCGTAAAACTGAGTCTCCTGTTATACAAACTGCAAGAGATGAAATACAAAGACTACGTAAGAGTGCTGAAGACCAAGTAGCAAACAGTCAAGCCCTTATTGAACGACTACGTTCTCAACTTGCACAAACAGATAAAGCAGATGAAATAGATGCGGCTGTAGACGAACAGTTATTAAAAATTAAAGTTTCTGAAGCAGAAGTAGATGTACTAACTGAAAAGAAATATAAGTTAGAAGGTGAATACCGTATGCTAGAAGCTGAGGTAGGACCTATCAAGTATATTGCAGAATTTATTTACGGAGAGACAGCAGACAACACAATGCTTGAAGAAGCAGTTCGTTGGGTGATAATGATTATTATATTTGTTTTTGATCCTCTAGCAGTATTGTTGCTTATTGCATCACAGTATACTTTCGACTTTGCAAGAGGAAGAAACAAAGACAAAGAGTGGAAAGACTACGAAACTGCTCGTGGTAATATGATTGCGAGGAATAGCGAAAGCCCAAAGGATGATGCTCCGGAACCGGAGGATAAACCTGAGCCAGAAGAAGAAATGAAATTCGAAGATGTTGATCAAGAAACTTTAGATAAAGAAGCAGAAGAAGATGCAGTCAAAGTTGCCGAAGAGGTTATGGAAGAAGAAAAAGAAATTTTAGAAAAGTTAGAAGACGAGCCTAAAAAAAAAGAAGTAGAATCATCGGAAGAATTAAACGAAGAGCCAACTGACGTAGAACAATGGAATAAATGGGTACAGGCGGCTGAAGCTGAAGTTGCTAAAGAACAAGGAATAATGTTTGGCGAAGACAATCTTAAATCAACTGAGATTAAAGAAAGAGCTAACCTTGTTGCCAAGTATGAAAAAGATGCAGAATGGAACAAAGCAAAACGTCAATGGAAAGAAGACAATCCAGATCAAAGCATAAAGGATTGGAAACAAGCATTTGTGTCAGGTAGAATACACGTACTACCTTGGGCACCTGAACAAGAAGGTTATGTGCAAAATGCAGAACAAAGTGAAAGTTCAGTTTGGAACAAATTACAAGACAGCAAAAATAAGTAATATTGATGTCTGAACCAATATTAAATTTAATCACGTCACCTGATAAATTATTCAATGACGATCCAAGTCTATTGCTAGTTAATCCTAGCGATAATGTAAAAGAAAACTTTAACCATTATGCTCAAAAATTTGAAAGTAATGTTAACCTATATTTGTATGAAAATTTAGAAACTGATCTACGTTGGCTTTTGGAAGTAGCAGAAACAGTAGATTATATTGTTTTGGATATAGATAATACTAAGGTTAGCCCTTGGATTATTGGACATTTATTAGGTTTTGGTAAAACTTTTTACTTGACAAACACCCCTGAATCAGTGTATAATGTAATTAACAATAATAGAATATACGAACTAAAACAATTTATAGAAGGAGTAAAATACTTTGGCGTACAACAATAATAGAAGAGGCTCATTTAAGCCAAGACGTAACTTTGAACAGAAGGATCCATCTAAGAGAGGACTTTATGTAGAAGTGCGTAACGGCGATGTTATGAAGGCTCTTAGAATTTTCAAAAAGAAAGTTCAAGAAGAAGGTATTCTACAAGAATACAAAGAAAGACAACACTACGAAAAACCTAGTGCTAAACGTAAAAAAGCAAAAGCGGCTGGACGTAAACGTTGGTTAAAATTACAAGAAAAACAGAAGATAGATAGAGGTTACTAAATGGCACTTACTGCCGAACAGTGGTTCCCGTCAGTGATATGGTCTGGAATGATGGATGGTGTAGACAATGCACAAATCGAAACATTCGCTAACGATCGTAAACAACTTGACGAAGGAGTACAAGTATCAAACTACATAGGTTGGCAGAGCGGACCTATTAGGCAAGGTGATAACGAAGAGTTTGATAAACTTGTTGGTGCTATTACAGATCAGGTTAATGGTTGTGCAGTACAAGCAGATATACCTGCACTTCAAATTCAAAACATTTGGATAAACGTAAATACACCAGGATCATATAATCATCTACATAATCATGCAGGTAGTTTACTCAGTGGAGTATATTATGTAAAGGCTACACCAGAACAGGGCAACATCTTTTTTGAAAGAGGTGATAATGCAGAATACTTCCTTCCACCTATGGAGAAGCCTAATTACTTTACAAGTACGGCAACAACGTACAAGGCAATGACAAACGCACTTTATATATTTCCAGGTTGGCTAAAACATAGTGTACAGCCTAACTTGACAGATGAAAACAGGATTAGTGTGTCTTTTAACTATGGGATTAAGCCAAATGCGAATTGAAGAAGATATTAAATTAGATTATAAGGACGTTCTTATTCGTCCAAAGCGTTCAACACTAGGTAGTCGTAAGGACGTAGACTTAGAACGTGGATTCACTTTCCGTAATTATAAAGGCGATAAGAAAGAGTATAGACACTATCGTGGTACTCCTATTATGGCAAGTAATATGGACGGTGTTGGTACATTTGAAATGGCTGATGTACTTGCTACAGGAGGCATATTTACTTGCCTAGTAAAAACTTATAGTGTTAACGAACTAGTAAGTTACTTTGATCAAGATGATAGATCACATGATCCAGCAAGGACAGAATTTGTTGCAATGAGCATTGGAATTACAGATAGAGATCATGCAAAATTTAGAGATGTATATGAACAAACAGGTAGCAAACTAAAATATGTTTGTATTGATGTAGCAAATGGTTACTCAGAACGATTTGCACAATTTGTAAAAGAATTTAGAAGTCAGTATCCCCACGTTGTAATTATTGCGGGAAATGTAGTTACTGGCGAAATGACAGAGGAGTTAATTTTAAGTGGAGCTGATATTGTTAAAGTGGGCATTGGTCCCGGGTCTGTTTGCACTACTAGGATTCAAACTGGTGTGGGATATCCGCAACTTTCGGCAGTCATCGAATGTGCAGACGCCGCCCACGGACTTGGTGGTCACGTCATTGCTGACGGTGGGTGTACTTGCCCTGGTGATGTCGCTAAGGCCTTTGCAGGTGGAGCAGATTTTGTTATGCTTGGTGGTATGCTCGCTGGGCATGATCAAGGCGGCGGTGAGATAATTACAAAGTATTATAAGACTAATGAAGTTGATGTACATGATAATGGAGATCATGTATCAGCTATAGAAGAAAAGAAGTTTGTGCAATTCTACGGTATGAGTAGTAATGCCGCAAACGAAAAGCATTTTGGTGGACTTAAAGACTATCGTTCATCAGAAGGCCGCGAAGTACTTGTTCCTTATAGGGGCGATGTAGCGGCTACAGTGCAGGATTTACTAGGCGGATTGCGTAGTACTTGCACATATGCAGGCGCACAAAGGCTTAAACACCTTATGCGATGCACAACATTTGTACGTTGTACTCAACAATTTAACGGAGTTTATGCTACAGATGATAAATAAATGTGTACAAAGAGAAGAGCTCAATGTACATACAGGGCCCATAAGGGACTGTACAATTAATCTTGCTTAATATAAGGAGAAAACAATGACAAGACTAACAACTCTAGACCTACCACACTTCCACAGAGCAACAATCGGCTTTGATAGACTATTTAATGAACTTGAAAGAGGTTTTGCAAATAGCCCTAATGGAAATGGTTATCCACCATACAACATAGCACAAATCAACGATGACGAGTATATGATCTCAGTCGCAGTTGCTGGCTTTGGTATGGACAATCTTAATATTACTAAAGATGGTGATACATTAAAGATTGAAGGAACTGCCCCTAAAGGAGACGAAGATGTCAACTACCTACACAAAGGTATTGGCGGACGTTCATTCCGTAGGGAGTTTACACTTGCAGATCATGTAAACGTGAAAACTGCTAACCTTGAATTAGGTATGCTTAATATTCACTTAGTACGTGAATTGCCAGAGGCATTAAAGCCTAAAACAATTAAGATCAACGAAGGTCTTACTATTGACGGCGAAAGCAAGTAAACAGTCTAGGGGGAGTGCAATATCTCCCCCGAAACAAGGAAAGATATTATGAGCGTAGAACTAGAAACAGAAATTAATGTAAAAGAAAAGATCAAGGAAGTAATCCAAGATCCAGGCAAATACAAAGTAATCTTTGCTAACGACAACGAAACTCCGATGGATTTTGTTGTTGAATTACTAGTAGATATCTTTAGGCATTCAGAACAGACTGCAAAAGAACTAACAATGAAAATTCATGAAAAAGGCTCAGCAGTTGTTGGACTATACTCATACGAGATTGCTGAACAAAAAGCAGTAGAATGTACTAAAATTTCAAGGGAACATGGCTATCCGCTTCAGGTGGCAATTGAAAAAGAATAGTATAAATACACTAGTAAATTGAATGATAACTATTACACAAGGAGTAATTAAATGAGTTTAGCATCACTAACACAGGCCGCTCACCAGAATGCAGAACGTCAGGAATTCGCAAGAGAAATGATGTCCGGCAGTATGAGCCAAGAAAAGTATAAAACATATTTGTACAACATGTGGTTAATTTACGACATCCTAGAAGATGTTGCATTAAGCATGGGTTGTTTTGGTCCAGAAGATCCACAAATGCCAGATGATGACCTACCATTAGATGGGTTAACACAGGCTGATGATATTTGGGCTGATTACACAGAGCTAGGTGGAACAGAGGAAAACCACCCTACTGTAGTACCATCTACTGAAGCATACAGAAGTCACATTGTAAAGAACTGTCAGCATGATAAAGACAAGTTATTTGCACACGTTTATGTAAGACACATGGGCGATTTAAGTGGCGGACAAATGATCAAAGGCAAAGTTCCTGGATCAGGTAAAATGTATCAGTTTGCTGATATGAATCACTCTGTAGATGAAATGAAAAACTTAATCCGTAAGCGTACTAAAGATAGTATGGCTGACGAAGCAAATATAGCTTTTGATTTCGCAACAAAGATTTTTGAAGAACTAAACGATTTAACTTACTAAAGTAAAGTAAGGAGAGTAAAGTGATCTGGGATCAACTCGTCGACTGTCAAAAAGCTATCATTCAAATGTTCGATGCCCACGGTACTGAAATTGATGAGCCAGGAATGGCTCATTTTAATCGTGCTGATGGGGGTTGGATAAACAGAGTATGGGAAAACGAACATGTTCGAAGAGCTCATATTGATGTAGTTGACGCAAGAGATTCTAAAGGTTTGTGGATGATGCATGTATGCGTATTTCCACAACTTAACAATAACGGACCTATTTACGGATTTGACGTTATTGCAGGAAAGTCCAAAATGACTGGTGCTTTCCATGATTTTTCTGCTAGTTCTGGCGGAGAAGATCACCCTATGGTTCAGTGGTATCAGAGTGCAGTACAAGACTTTGTGCCAGAAAAAAAGCGTGAGTTACCCGAGTGGGCAACTAACATCTTTACTCCAAGTATGATTGCCGCAAGCAATGTAAAGGAAGAAGAAGCAACTGTTATTATTCAACTGGCGCTAGACAATCTTGAAACGTACTTTGATTCCATTGGCCAATATACGGGCTACGGTGATAGAGAATTAACTATTGCAAGCCAAAACTACTACTGTCATAACCAGCAACAAAATCCACACACTCCAAGAGTAATGAAAAGCCTAGGGCTTAATGAAGCAGACGTAGATAAATTCTGTACAGACATGCTCTTTCCTAAGATTAAATAGTCGGTTTATACTACACCATAAAATTGTAAATACTTGTAGTAGAGCGTGAGGGCGCCTCACTACAAAGTATAAGGGGTTTTATGTTTAATGATAGATCCGTTCACCGCAGTCGCGGCCGCCACAACAGCATTTAATACAGTAAAAAAATTCGTACATGCTGGGCAAGAATTTGAAAATGTTATGGGCCAAATGGGCAAATGGTACACCAGTGTATCTGATTTCCGTAAAGGTCAACAATTACAAAAGAAACCACCAATTTTTAGAAAACTTTTAGCCGCAGGTTCAGTAGAAGAAGAAGCACTTAACCTATTAATACACGAAAAGAAAATAATGGAGATGGAAAAAGAACTCCAAACTATGCTTAATATGCGTTTTGGATTTGGTACTTGGGATGAGCTCAAAGACATGCAACGCAAAATAAGAGCAAAGCGTGAAAAGGAAGTATATAGACAGGCAGAAGCAAAACAAGCATTTATTAACGGAGTAGCCATTGTAGCTCTTTGTACAGCAGGGCTTGTTTTATTATTTGGAATGTTCTATTTTATAGCAAAGGCTAAAGGAATGATGTAGTTGGTATATGAATACGAAAATTTAAGGTATGTAAACCGGGACAACAAGGGCGTACTTTACAAAGATGGACGTATACTTTTCATTGGTAACAGCTGGTCAGGTATAATACAATTCCTACAATATAGTAATAATGCACCCGAAGTTAGAAACATGTTTAGATCGCAGTTAGAGCAAAGAGAAAAGCCTAGATACACTAATTCAGAAGCTCAGGCACAAAAATGATACATGCATTTATGTTAGTAGTGTTAATAGCAGACATACAACAACCGAGCCCTATGTATTTTAGAAGTATAGATGTATGTCAATATTATGCTAAACGTATTCCGCGTCAGTACGGAAACTATAGCTACAGCTCAATGGTTCCAAAAGAACATAGAGTAACTGCATACTGTAAGCCTGTAAAAGTGCAGGACGGTCCTCACATATACGATCACTAAACTAGTTCGTATTTTTTTGCTTTAGCAATAAAAGTAACCCTACCTAAATTAAGCGATCTAGCCGCTTTAGTTTGATTGCCGTCATATGCACTTAAAGCATTCATAATATGAGTACGTTCTAATTCAGCCACTTCGTCCATTAAGTCTGTATTTTTAATTTTACCTGTAGGAAATGCATCTTCAAGAGATTCCCAGATTGCATCCTGTTCTGTTTTCCAATCCACCATATACATATTTACATAAAAATAAATCCTATACTATCGTATTGAAACCTATAATTAAGTTGGTGTAAAATTATTTACACCTATATATAAATAGTTGTGTAAAGCGTGAGGGAGAGATACGGTTTCTAAAAATCTGATAAATATCATACGAAGGAGTCTGACAAATGTACAAAGTTGTTCTATATATAGTCGTTTCATTAATGTTATTAATCAGCAAGCCTGTATCTGCCGAACTCACATGGAGTTTTAAGAGTCCTGCTTTTCATCATGGAAATGGTTACTCATCACACGTTTTAAGTGTTGAGCAATTACAACATAATCGGAAGAAGGATTTAGAAGACGAGGCAAAGGCAGAGGCACGGAGATTAGAACGAGAGTTAGAAAACACTACCCTGAACAAATTTGTTAAAAACGTTGAGTCAAGAATTTACGCAACATTATCAAAACAAATGGTAGATAGTAT